CTTCTATATATGTCTATTGTATTTATACAATATACATCTGCATCCGCATCTGTATCTGTTTGCCGCCCTGAAAATAGTGCTTGACAAAATCCCCCACCTGTGCCACAATACAACTGTTTTAAGCCTCTTTTCTAGACTTTAAACTATTTCATGAGAATTTCCTTTTAATACCAAATTGCCCCGGAAGCCGAAAACCGGGGCACTTTTTTATGCATATTATATTTATATAATATGCATCAGCATCTTCCTCTTTACATACCCACATATCCCTTGCAACTACACACCAACACTGGTAAACTACTCACATACCAAAACAAGAGGAATAAATCATGCCTACCAAATTTACAGACCAAGATGTCGCAAGACTCATTCAACTATGGAACGCTAATCTTTCAGCAAAAGATATTGCACTTGAGATGGGGCGTAGCTTCCATAACATTAGAAACAAAATTAAATCATTGCAAAAGAAAGGTGAGATTGCAGCTCGCTCGAACACAAATAAAGTGGATGATACCTTTGTTGAAATTACTGCAGCGGCACACCAACTCCCGATTGAAGTGGTTAAACACTTCACCACATTATTTACTGGTGGTCAGGAGCGTGTGATTGCAGGTACTCAACAATGCTGCGAAGCTTACACTCGTCAGAATGGCTATTGTTACTATTTGCCTGACCGAGTTAAGCTAACATTAGACACCTCACCATCAGGCGTTGTGCCGATGCAAGGACATAATGGAGAATTGATTCTCGTGTGCCAAGCCATTGCTAACACGCGTAAGACAATGAGCCATGATGGGTTCATTAATTTATGCAAGGCTATTGCAACAACATTTGCATAACAGTATAATAGGAAGCGTAGTATGACGAGTCACGTACTACGTTCCTTAGTAAAATTGGATGTTGTTTATCATTTGCTGAACCCTGTAATAGTGCCACAAGGCTCGTTGCAGTCGTTCAGCACTTTTTTTACCTCAGGTTTGCCTGATTCCACTGGAGCAATGCTCACCCCTCTATTACATGTCGGTTGTACACAGTAACATAAGCAGAAGTCCTCTGAGTTGCCCACTTGCTGCGGTGCTGGATTTTCTTTGGCTTTTACAATCGCACGTGCACCCTTCTCACAATTCACCACTAGGCTATCTTTATCAACAGTGATATACTCAAGATAACAATTTTCGAGGATGGCTTCCTTAACTTCGCTATTTTTATTGCTATAATGTTTAGGGCAGCACTTTAAGAAGCGGCAGTTTTTAAAGATGCAACCTTTCTCGAACTTGCACTGAGCGTAGAACACACAGTTCTCAAATTCACAATATTCCGGGAATGTTGCTCCGGGATTAAAAGTTTTACCTTTGTGTACTTGTTGAAATGCCATAGAGAGAAACCTAAATGAATGATGAACAAAAATATTCGGAAGAACTGATTTATGGAATGTATAAGCATATCCATATTTCAGAGTTTGTACGAGATTTAATTTTATATGGTCCGGGTCGCGTCGTCGAGGTTTGTGATACCCACAACGTGAGTGCGGAAGAATTTGAAGAAATTGTTGAACTCCCTTCGTTTAAAAAAGAGATGAGGGAGATTCGTGCGTTAGTTGAGGCATCACCGAACGCATTAATTCAGTTGAAGGCTCGTCTCATTGCTGAGAAGTCGTTGGAGGACTTGCACGAGATTATTAAGACAGGCGTGCGTGATAATGACAGAGTTAATGCAGCTAAACTTGTGATGCAGGTGGCAGGGGTGGCTGATGCAGGTCGCCTTGGCACAGGTGAAGAAAGTAATAAACCACAAGCGAGCGGTCTTGTGCTTAATGTTAATCTTGGGCAGAACGGTGGACTTATTCCTCCGCTACCCGCTGGTGAGCAGCGTCCACTAAGACGTGTGGCTGATATTAAGAAAGAGATTGAGGTGATTGATGTTAAGTGATGAAGATATTGTACGTGGTGCGGTGTCGGGTCATCACGCCCCGTCACACAGTGATGAGATTGGCTACGCCAGCGAGATGGGTGAGAACTACGCCCCTGTAGATGAGCAGCAGGCTGTCATGGGGGAGAATGACATTGGGTTTAACTATTATATGTACCCAACACTGCATAAAATGGCACTGAGTCCAGCAAGACTTAAGTTTACTATTGGTCCAGCAGGTTGCTTATCTAGCGACACAGAGGTGCTAACACGCGAGGGCTGGGTGAAGATTTCAGAAGCTCCGCAGGAGATTATGGTCTATGACCCGGCTACAGGCGAAGGACGCTTTGAGAGACCTGAGCATGTTAAGTTACCATGCCCTGAAGGATTCCACCGATTCTACACAACATACGCTATGGATATGGCGGTGAGTGATGAGCACAAGGTGTGGTATAAGACGCACTATGCTATGACACGTGGCGGTGACTGGCAGATTGCTACAGGAGCAGAGCTGGCTGAGCAATTTAAGGGTGGAACTAAGCGTAATGCTAAAATTCCTGCAGTATTCCAGTATAAGTCTGATGGTGAATATCCACTGACAGATGCAGAGCTCAGAGTACAGATTATGTTATCTGCAGACGGGCACTTACCTAAACACTGGGGTAAAGCAGCAGTAACGGTACGCAAGCCTAGAAAGGTTGAACGTGTCAGACAGCTATTGAATGAGGCGGGTATCGAGTTCACAGAGACTATTTATCCAGCTCGACCAACCGAGGTTACATTTAGATTTGTGCCCCCTGAGTGGAATAAAGACTTGTCCAAATACTATGGAGCAAGTCAAAGACAGCTAGCACTGATGGCGCACGAGAGTTTATTGTGGGATGGCAACATCGGTGAGAAAGGTTCATACTATTGTTCTAATAATAAGAAGAATGTGGACTTTATCCAGTTTGCATTTGTCTCTTGCGGTATTCCTTCTGTTATTACAGTTGAGAAGGCTAAAAATGAAAAGTGGAATGACACATATAGAGCGACAGTCGGTGTGAACAGTAAGAACTGTTGGGTGAATATGAAAACCGCTGAGTACGAGCATATTCCAAGCGAGGATGGGTATAAATATTGTTACACAACATCTACAGGTATGTTTGTTGCAAGACGCAATGGCAAGGTGTTCTGTACAGGTAACTCAGCTAAGACCTCAGGAATTATATGGACATTGCTGTTACAGGCTATTATGCAAGAGCCCGCAGCAGATGGCGTGAGATACTCTCGTGCACTTGTGGCACGTAATACTAACTCAATGTTACGCTCGACTACTATACCGTCATTTAAGACAATGGTTGGTAACTTGATGACATTCCGCACGGGGAGTTTCCCGATGATGGCTCACGCACGGTTTGAGTTAAATGATGGCACTAAGGTGCACTTTGATGTGGAGTTCTTGTCATTTGACGATGAGAAGTCTCAGAATAAGTTGTTGGGGTGTGAGCCGACATTCGGGTTCATCGATGAGTTGTCTGAGTTCCCTGAGTCGTTGGTATTTGCAATTGACCGTCGTCTTGGGCGTTATCCATCAGGTAGATTTGGTAAGGCAACATGGGTTGGACTATTTGGGGCGACGAACGGTCCGCTTAAAAATCACTGGTTATATAGATGGTATCTCGGGGATAAGGATGATGAGTTCAAGATGATGTCTGAACGCATGGGTCGTCCATATTTCGAGTTATTCAGACAGCCACCCGCTCTACTAAGACAGCCTGATGGGTCATGGGACCCGAACCCGATGGCAGAGAATATAGAAAACCTGCCGGGTGGGTATAACTATTATTATGCGATGCTCGGTGGCGAGGAGCAGAAGATTAAGGCATATGTGGAGGGTGACTTCGCGGACTTGGTGACGGGTAAAGTAGTATTCCCTGAGTTCAACGAGAGCCGTCATGTCATCGACCAGTTTAATGTGCCAGCAGGTGCTCCACTATATTTATCCTTCGACTTTGGTCGTACGCCAGTGTGTCTAGTGGGTACTATGACTGCAGGCGGTCGTCTTATTATAGTAGACGAGGTGATGGGCGAGGACATGTCTATTGAGACATTAACTGTTGAGCATATTAAGCCTACACTCAGACGCAGATACATTAATAACTTGGTCGAGGGGGCGTGGGGAGACCCTGCAGGTCTCGTACAAGCTCAGTCTGTTGATGTGTCACCTTACGACATCTTATTAAAGAATGGTATTCCAATCGAGAGTCCGGGTACGAACAAGTTGCAGCCACGGATTGAAGCAGTTAAACAGAGACTGACAAAATTAGACTCAATGGGGCAGCCTCTACTGCAAATCACAAAAAATTGCAAATTTTTAATTGAAGCTTTAAAATACAACTACATTTATGAGAATGTACGTGGTAAGAATGATGTTGTTCGTGACACACCGACAAAATCTCACGAAGGTTGGACATCGGATTTAGCCGATGCATTGCAATATATGGTATTAGGTATTAATATTAGCAGCCGTATGAGTAAGTCGAGCTCGAACAGAAGTTCAAGACGACATTCAAGATTTATTTAAAATAGGAGAAGAAGTAGTATGCCATGTCAAGGTAAACGACCACCACACGGCTGTCCAGTAGGCAGTAATCGTGGTAAAACACCAGCACACAAATAAGGTGGTGAACGGTGGGTAAGAAACACGATAGATTAGTAGAAGAACTCGGGCAGTATGTCCGTGACCGCTTCGAGATTGCTAAAGACACGAAACGCGAGCAGTACGACATCCTGTTAGATTGTTTACGCCAAGTTCGTGGGGAATTACTCGCCTGTGAAACTCTTGACCCTGACATCGATGTGAACTTTAACATCACATCACCTATTGTTAAGGGTATTGTGGGTCTCATTCGTGATGTATTTGCTAACTCGATTGAGAGCCCATTTGTCATTAAGGCAACTCCGCAAGCAGACTTAGACGATGCACAGACTAAGAATGTACTGCAAGCGGTGATGGCACAACTTCAACAGATGCCGATGATGACCTCTGACATGCTTGAACAAGCAGCGGCAGAACAAGGTCAAGCTCTTAAAAATGCAGCGATGCAAGAACAGCAGAAGTTATCTGCTATTGCCGCTGATAAAATGAATACATTAATTCAGGACAGACTTCATGATGCTGATTGGTTACGCCAGTTTGGTGATTTTATATATAACTTTGTGGTGTATCCTGCTGCTATTATGAAAACCCCTGCGGTTGTGATGAAACCGTGGAAGCGTTGGAATGGACAACGTATGGTTGTGGAGCGTAAGTTAATTCGCGCAGTAGAAAACATTTCTCCGTTTGATTTCTACCCAGCACCAAACGCACAGTCCGTACAAGACGCAGAGTATGTTGTGGAAATCCGCAAATGCTCACGTTCTGAATTAGTGGGGTACTACTCTGCACCGGGCTTCGATGGCGAGGGAATCCGTCAAGTATTGAAGGAACATCCGACAGGCTGGCTCGAAGAACGCGAGGACGGCAAGGACCATAACCCTGAAGTAGACACAGACCAATATGCCATTGGACTTGAGGACGACGCTCAAGGATTTTATGACTGTGTGGGATTTTATGGGGCAATCCGTGGCGAATTACTCGAGGAGTTCGGTGTTGAAGTAGGCTCTCCTGACATTTCTTACGAAGCAGAGATTTGGACAATTAACGACATCGTGATTAAAGCGGTGTTAAACCCTGACCCAGCAGGTCAGCGTCCATTCTATGTAGCATCATTTGAACCAATCCCGGGAGCATTTTGGGGCGAGTGTCCAGTTACCCGTCTACGTGATGTACAACGTGTATGTACAGCAACAATCGTAGCAATGGTACGTAACATGGGACTAGCATCAGGTGTATTGGGTGAGGTAGAATCCGACCGTGTAATTGACGATGAAGATGTAAATGTAATCATGCCTAATACTATTCGCGAGGTTAAATCCGTGATTGGTATGCAAGGTCGTGCCTACAACTTTTACACCGTACCTGATATTTCGCACCAACTGTTAAATGTATTCGAGCGTTTCATGCAATATGGCTATGAGACAATCGGTATTCCACGTGTGGCGTTTGGTTCGACAGAAAATATTGGTACATTGGGACGCACATCGGGCGGTGTGGCAATGGTATTAAACCAAGCAAGTAAATCAGTTAAATTTGCTTTACGTGTACTCGAGGAAAATATCATTGAGCCAGTTGTTCAATCTTATATTGACTATGAGTTGATGTATTCAATGGACGAGACCATTAAAGGTGACATCCGAGTACACGCACGTGGTGTAAGTGGTATTGTAGAAAAAGAATCGCAAGAGTCTAAACTACAGTGGGCACTTCAATCATTGAGCTCATACATGCAAGTGGTAGACCCTAACACCGGACAACCGATTGTTCCACCAGCGGCAATTCAACGCTTGTTGTACCAAATCTTTAAGGTTAGCGGTATCAGTACCGAGGGAATTTTCCCTGACTTTGATTTACAGTCTGCTGTAACGCAAGATATTCAAAGTTTGAACCCGCTGTATCAAGGTGGTACTATTGACGGTCGGAACGCTAGTGCAGGTCAAGCAATAGCGAACCAAAATAGTCTAACACCTAATTCACCAATGGGAGGTATGTAGTGAGTTGTTACCAGCTTCACTTCGATGTCGCTATTGTGGATTCACATTCGGTGGAATCAGAACCACAGAATATTACCTTGTTAAAGACGGCAGTATTGCACCTTATGCATGAGGACCCTTGCGGAGCACCATTAGATATTTGTGTTCAGCGTGTGGTAAAATGTCAAAATGGGTGTACAATTAGTACATTCTTACATGATTTTCCGATTGATGCATGTGACCCAATTCTTCCTCCGGGCGAGTACCAAATTTCTGTGGGTTCAAAGATGACCATGTTAGCCAACGCTGTTGTTGGGGTAGATGTAATCTTTGAAGAAGTTTCACCTGAGTACGTGCAAGCCATCATTGCTAATAAAGCAGGAGGATGTTAATAATGGCAAAAACTAAAGTTTCACAGCAAGAAGCTGGAGCATTTAGACGCTTCCGTTCTTCTGCTGATGCAGGACAAATTAAGAACGTATTACTTCGCGAGTTAAATTTAACCCGTGATGCATACGAAGATACAACAGCAAGTGAAGAAAACCGTATCGCAGTTAATGCGGTTAAATCCGTGCTACGTGTTTTATTCGATGACGAGTTGGAGCGAATCGATGAGTAAATATGAATCAGCAGTTTCACACTTAGAGTTAGGGCAGAAATTAGTCGCTACCATGTTACGTGGTACAACTGATTCTTCATTTACCTTAATGCGCGGTGTTCCAGCAAACTGCGACAAACGTATGGAAGATTACTTATGGACTGAGGTTATCAAAGATGGTAAGCCAGTTCAATTAAGTTTAAGCAAGGATAATCCTTTAGAGATTACCTTACCCGGAACTTATAAGTTCAGAAATGACGGCACAGATGACGAACAAGCATTAATCGACATGACCGTGTACAAACGCGTTGAATAGGAGATTATATGGCTAGTCAAGTAAAAATTGACGGCATCGTCCGTATGCTGAAAACAGTTCCTGCGTTTCGACTTCTTCAAGAGTATCTCTCAGAAGAATTAGAACGCGAACGTGAATTGTACGAGAACAGCGAAGCGAATGAGTTTCTGCGTGGTCGCGTATCAATCCTTAAAAAACTAAAAGCCGATTTGGAGAAATAACGAATGGCAGACTTCGACCAAACACAAAGTGAACTAGACCAATTCTTAGACCAGCAGTTTTCCCAACCTGCATCTGAAGAACAAGCTAAAGGTACTGAACAACCTCAAGATGATGAAGTTGATATTTCAGAATATTTAACTGGTGATGAAGATGAATTACCACAGGAAACACCCGCAGGTCTAACACAGCCAGCTCAAGCTGAACCAACACAAAATGCAACGGTCTCTAATGAGGACCGATTAATTGCATTAGAACGTGAATTAGCAGCAACGAAAGCTCGTGCAGAAATGTATGAGAATGCAGTACGTGCTAACTACGAACGTGAGTATGGTCAGCAACAGCCAGCTGAACAGCATCGCCCAACACTGGCGTATACAGATGATGAGCTTGCTGTAGATGAAAGATTTGAAGCCGACTATGGGGACGCAAACCCATACATTCAAAGTATCGCACGTAGAGTCGCTAATGACTTGTATCAACGTGCGGTAGTACCTTTGCAACAAAAATTAGATGGCGTAACCAGTCAGCTGGAAGCACAACGTGGTATCAACGACCAAAACCAAAAGTTTGCGTTTGAGACCGAATTACGTAAAGCTGTTCCGGATTTGGATGAAGTTGCGTTCTCTAATGAGTGGCAAAGTTACTTAAAACAACCTGCTCCGTATACTGGCGGTACAGTAACTATTGCACAAGTAGTACAAAGCGGTATACAATCAGGTAATATGAAGCAAGTGGTGGAAGTGATTGAGGACTTTAAAGGCAAACGCCAACGCTCTCAACCACAAACACAGCAAGTTGCACCTGGTCGTTCACAGACCACGCAACCTGTTACAGCACCACGTGGACAGAAAGTGCTCAAGATGTCGGACTTCGAGCGAGCTACCGCTAACTTCCAAGCAGGTAAACTTTCATGGGATAAGTATCAACGTATCACAGATGAGTTTAATGCCGCGATGGTAGAGGGTAGAGTAAACACAAACCGATAACGTAGGAGTTATTAAATGCAAAACAAACCGGGTGGCGTTTTACCGTCAGCAAGTGGTTATCAAGTGTATAATGCACTAAACACCCCTATCTATGCAAAAGCGTTCTTAGCTCGCTTCTACGCTGACTCAATCGCAGGGTCTATTACCTCTCAGGATATTATCCCTGCTGAATTGAAACAGTGTGGCGACCAAGTTACTTTCCGCGTAGCACCAGTGGGTGAAATCTTCGATTACATTAACAACCAAGACTTAGAAGTTTCAACATTGAACACTGAGTTAAAAACCATGGTTGTTAAACGTGGTAAATACTGGAACTTAAAACTTTCATATGTTGATGAAAAACGTACTTGTAACATTAAAGAATATGTTAATGAGTTCATGGAAAACAGTACATTATTGTTACGCCAACACATCGACCGTGAAATCTTAACTGAAGTTCCGTTACTAGCTGACCCTTACAACAAAGGTATCAAAGCTGGTATCAAATCAGGTGCATACAACTTAGGTCAATTAGGTCAGCCTGTTGCCTTAAACAAAGAAACAATTTTAACTAAATTGTCTCACTTATCTACCGTTCTTGACGAGCAAAACGTTCCAGAGAAAGGTCGTTATGTTGTATTACCTACAATGGCGAAAACCTTGTTCTATACAAATCCGTTATTGAACAACGCTTGTGCAGCAGGCACTGGTAAAGCAATTCTTTTAAGCCAACAATTCTTAGATGTTGCTGGTTTCAAAGTGTACTTCACCAACAACATGCCTATGTACTTTGACCCGCAAGTGAACAAACAAACGTTCTTAATCTTAGCTGGTTTCAAAGAAGCGGTTGGTTTCATCACTCAATTAACAAACCAAGAAGTAATCGACAAAGACCCACGTTCTTTCGATAAATACTGGCGTGGTTTGACCATTTATGACTTCGATGTATTAACACCTGAAAAATTAGCTGTGTTATACGCAACCATCGAAATCGAGTAAGGAGTTAGACAATGGCTAAGTACAATATCTATCTTGGTGGTAACAAACGCAACGTAGCATCACAAGGCGATGCAATGTGGGATGCAGGTTTAGACCCAGCAGACCAACACGTTGAATATGCAGCTCACTTAAAAACTCGCCACAAAACAATGCAGTTCTACTATGACGATGGTCATGAGCACATGCGTATGTGGTATCGCCAAAAAGGTTTAGGCGTATTACCAGTAGGTGACGAGTTAGGTGTTATCTTATTAGCAGCTGGTTCTTTTGTTAATAACATCGTGTTACATAACAAAAAAGCATTAGCAGAAGGCAAAATCACTGTTATTTTAAACGGTGTTGCAGGCGATGCTCCAGCAGACTTAGCAGCATTAGCTGACAAAGTAAAAGATGCTAAAGATAAATTAGCGAAAGCACAAGCTCAAGCTAATACAGACCCAACAAACGCTGGCTTAAAATCAGCTGTAACTGCAGCTAAAAAAGCTGTGGCAGATGCAGAAAAAGCATTAGCTGAAGCTAACAGCCGCGAAGTTGAAACCTTCGATGTTGATTTAACAAAAGAAGGTTACACTGTATTGCGTTCAACTGAGTTCTTACAATCTAACGGTGACATCACCATTAAGATTAAAGAGGGTTCATTATCAGGTGCATGTTTCACAGTATCAGCATCGGTAGAAAACCATAACGACCAACACGGTTGTTCATGCTACCAAGCTCCATGTGAGACTGTTTACCCGGACCCACAATGTGTACGCTTACCAGCATAAGCCAAGTACGAGGGCAGGGCTAGACCCTGCCTTTTTATTAACTACAAGAGAAAACAAAAATGCAATTAAATCGTAAACCCCTAGCCTTCGTTGATGAAAGCGGCTATGTAGTCCCAAATCCTACATTTACAACAGAATCAATTAAACACCTTAAAGGTCGTTTCGTTTACACACAAACAGATTTAAAATTTGCGATTGACGAAATGAATCGTAAACAGGAAGAACGCAGAATGTTAGCTGACCAACACTATGGTAGCGACTCTGTACAAATTCCAACAGATTTTGAAACCATCGAAGATGTAGAAGTAATCATGGATGGGCATCGTGAAACCGTACCGTCAATGACCGCAGCACCTAATCGTCGCAAGAAAACAGAAGGCAAATCAGCTAAACTGATGATGCCTAATGAAGCTCCACTACCTGAATCCCTAAACATGGAACAACGTGGAATGAACTTGACCGAAGAAGAACGTGCCGATATGCGTGGAATTGATGTACATGCAGCAGCAAAAGCTATGTTCGGAGCAGATAAGTAATGGCAATCACAGCAAGAACTCTAATTGAAGATGTATCAAGATACTTATCCGATTACGATGAAGATGAGTCCTATGTTCATTGGACAAAAGAGGACTTGCTGTCGTATTTCAAACGTGCAATTAGTATCGTTGCCATCACAAAGCGAGATAAGTTCACTCGTAAAACAGAAGTAAAATTAGTAGAGGGAGCATTACAAGATGTTCCCACCTCATGCGAATCCGATATTAAAGTATGGGGATTAGCAGATGAAAATGGCGTGGTAAAAACCATTGCTAGAAAATCAAAACTAACCTATTACCCTACACTCGGCAGACCGGTGTGTAAAGGTAAGGTTAAAGGCGATACAGAATACAAATTAAGAAGCTACGAATACAGCGAGGATAATCCTCGTCAAATCGTAGTAGACCCGCCAGTACCAGCTGGCACTAACGCTACCCTTGTGATTTCATGCTACATGCCACCTGATGTTACCAGTGAGGACAGCTCAATCGACTTAGGTGCAGATGCAGAAGCTGCAGTGTTTGAGTTCATGTTGTATTACGCATGGGGTGTAGACATCGAAGATAACGCCAACAGAGAACGCAGTGACAGCCATTGGAATAAAGCCATCCAATTACTGCAGTTATCCAGTGGGGCGGAAGCATTAGCACGGCAGGTTAGATAATGAAAACAATCGAAGATTTTGAACCGTTCGTACTCGCCTACGCACCGTTCATTCCACAAGAGATTCTTCAACACGCAATCAGAGAGACTATCGTAGAGTTTATGCGAGAGTCTCGTTGTGCTTCTGACACACTAGATGTCGAAACACAAGAGAAGGTTGGTGATTACATGTTAGAAGTTCCTGACTGTCGTAGAATTGTAAAAGTCACATCGGTGATGGAAAGTCCTTTACGATGCAGCGGTAGAGAAAACTGGAATCCACTTGTACAAGGTGAAGAAGCAGATTACACAATCGAACTGCGTCGTGGTGAACACCCTATTATCGTTCTTAATAATCCACGTAACAAACCGACAAAACTGCGTGTGGATTATGTGTGGGCAATCGGTCGTGATGACTGTGACGTGCCTGATTTCATTTATGATGACTACATGCAAGCTATTTTATACGGCACATTAGTACGTTTGGCAATGTTACCTGAACAGGACGCACTATTGAGACAAGTAACGTTATTCCAAACAAACTGGTTTAATGCGTTACAACAAGCTAAAATAGACAAGACAGGTGGCAAAGCCCGTAGAATTATCGGAGCTAGCTTTCTTGGAAGAAGCGGTAGAGGACGATTATGGCTATAGTATTTGGCAACGCTCCGGAATCGAAATGTTGTAGAAATCAATGTCTACCAATCGCACCGGAGTATGAAGAAGTATGTTGCGACCCTTGTGACCCTTGTGAGGAGAAGAAGTGTCCGCCAACAACTTGTGCATCTAACACAATTAAAATTCAAGCTGGTGAAATTGAACGTTGCTTTTCACTCCGTCAAATGGGGTGTAATGGTCGTCCAATTCCAGCAATCAGAACTTGTTTAAGGATGGATATTCGCAGAAAAGGTTTCTGTAAAGTTCTACTTAAAATTACTCCATACAGAGTAGACCAAGAAAATGGCGTTTGCTTCGCTTGGGGTGACGGGTTCAAATCACTGCCGAAAGGCTATTATGAAGGCGACATCTATGTAAATGGCGAATGTTGCACACACGTGCTTTTATACATTCCGGGATGTCAAACCATCGTGGCAGACAGCACTCCAGTAATCGAAGAAGGCTGTGGCGGTATTGAATATAGCACTGGTTGCTGTGCAGTACCTCAGTACGATGAAGAAATTGAACAACCAACAGGAACATGCGATACGGGGTGTAGCGAATGTTAAACACTAAAGTATGGGGCAGATGTACAAAGGTAGCGAAAGCAATCACATCTACCGACACACAAATTACATTGCCAGTTGGTGACGGTAGTAAATTCCGCATCAACGACCAAGAACACTTCTATTTAACACTCCGTAATGGTGGTGTTATGGAAGTTGTTAAGGTTGTAGCACGTGCTGGGGATATATTGACAGTTGAACGTGCACAAGATAACACTACCGCACAAGCGTTCGGTAAAGACAGCTGTGCATGTGTAGAGTGGAATCCACAGCAATTATGTGAGTTTGTTAAGAGTTGTGCAGGCGGTTGCACTAACATCACACCACAAACGTTCGTTGTAACATGCGGCACTTCAGTCACTGTAAATGAATGTGGAAATATCACAGCAATCAACGGGAGCGAAACATGTTAGAGTTTATCGATGGTTTCAAGACTAAAGTAGTAGGTCATGTACAAACCACATCCGACACAATCAATCTCCCATTTGCAGCAGCTAAAAAGTTGAATGACATGGTAGAAGGTAATCATATCTACCTTACAATCAAATATCTTGACCGCTATGAAGTCGTCAAATACACCAAAGAAGGCGAAATCAAAAATGGTAAGATTGCTGTAGAACGAGATATTTTAGGAAAAGGTCGTAAGAACTTCCCATGCGGGAGCTGTGTTGTTGCAGATTGGAACTCCGTACAATTACGTGAGTTTATCTGTGCTAACAAGTGCTAAGGGGGATAAATGGCAAATTGCGAACTTGGATTAGTTCCATTAACATGCGACCGTACAGGGACTGGCTTCACCGCCCGTCCTTTAGACATTGAGAGCAACAGATTACATCTCGTAAAAGGTCACGCTAAACACTTCCCGCCAATCATCAATGGTCAGTATTTCTACGTTAGAATTAAAGGCTGTGACGGCTGCTGTGAAGTTGCAAAAGTAGTTGGCATCGATGAAGATGTATTTGAGTTAGACCGTACAATGAGTGCTAAGTGCACTTGTATCAAGTCTAACACTATGGTTACTTATGAGTGGGATACCATGCAGGTAATCAAAGATATTGCAAACTCAATCGGCATCAATGTTGAATCACCGTTAAAATATGACGCTTGTACACGCACACTTTCTGTAGATTGCAAAGAGTTATTTGCTAAAGACTGCGGTGGATGTGGCTGCGGTGAAGGTGTACCAAATGGCGGTAACGCAGTAGCACCAGTCGGTACTGGTTTACGCGGTGAACAAGGTGAGAAAGGTGAACCCGGTGTAGGTTTAGCATCATTTACAATTACTGCAAGCGGTCAGCTAACCTATACACTAACCGATGGAACAACTCGCAGTGCTGGTGTATTACCGGTAGCGAAAGGCGTTCGTGGCGAACAAGGTCCTAGAGGCGAACAAGGCGTTCAGGGTGATAAAGGCGATGATGGGAAATACCCTACAACCGTTAATATCGCAGATGGTAAGATTCGTTTCGTAATGTCAGACAACAGCGTATTAGAGACAGACGCATCTACTCTAAAAGGCGAGAAGGGTGACAAAGGAGACGCAGGACCTAAAGGTGACAAAGGTGATGTTGGTTATTCATTCCAGTATGTAGAGACCGAAGATAAGGCTTATGTATTTGGCGTACCTAATATTGCGTTTACAATCCAGTCACCAGCAATGCCAAATGTTACGCTAGGACCATATACAACTGCAGCAGATGGGTTTGTAGAAATCCCTAAACCGCCAACATCAGGCAAAGCGGTACTTAAATTAATGGTTAAAGATGCTATTGTCGGCATCGGGAGAACAGGCTAAATGAGAATTGCTCAATTTTTTGGGTTAGTTCCGAAAGTCGCAGATAAATCACTGCCTGAAGGTAAATCAGTAATCGCAAACAACTTGGACATCTATGGTAATCATTTACGACCAATCAAACTACCATCAGATACAGGGATGCGGTTACTGACCTCTTGCGGAGAATTATTTACAGGTGAGCCAGTATCTATTCACAGAGCTGGCTCTTTGTATATTGCGTGGGACAAACTTGTATTTACAGCACCCGACTGGACAAGAAAGTTAGGTGAAACTACATTCTTATTCGTAGAAAATGGGAAACTTTACAGACAGTCTGCAGAGCGAATTTTAGCTAAACAATGCCCGATTCCAGTGGGTATCAAACGACCTGAACATGCAGAAGTACATTTAGAGAAAATGCCTAAAGCTGGCTGTCCTAAAACTAAAATTAAACCACTGTGTATCGCAGATAATGACTGTGACAACGTACCACATCCGCCAGTTCCAACTGCATATTTATTCACGTATATCAACGCATGCGGTGAAGAATCAGCACAATCTAAACCGTCTGAAGTGGTAGATATTGAATGGGGCGATGCAGCAAAAGTTACCGTTGTTGATACACCACCTGAGAACGCGGTAGCTCGTAGATGGTACAGAGCAGTCAGCGACAACGAGAACAACGCACGTTGGTTGATGGTTGGCGAAACTCCGATTAATCAAACTGAGTTTTACGACAACAACTGCCCATGTGATTTTTCATGCGAGTTATCGACAGATACTCATGACGCTCCACCGGAGTGTTTAGAAGGTGTAGCTGCAGTCGGAGATAACCTAACGATTGTTTGGAGCAACAAACATTTTTGGGTTTCAGAGCATAACTTCCCACACGCCTATAATCTGAATAACGAGTACAGACTACGTTTCAGAATCAGAGGAATGTATGAGGTCACGCCACGTATCGAAGGAGATGTGCACTACACACTTATCGCGATTACAGAAGGTATGCATTATTCAGTTGCTACAGACGACCCTAATCAGGTAGAAATTGCAGAAATTGAACAACGCTATAAGTGCATAAACTTCAACAACGTTTGCCAAGTAGACAGTGAAGTAATTTATTCGTCAGAGCAAGGCTTAGTAACAATTTCACCGCAAGGCGAACAGCTAATCACAGGCGAGATTGTCACTGAAAACGAGTGGTCAGCCTACGAGCCTCGTACAGTACGACTCACATACCATGATGATAGGATTTTCGGATTCACAAAAGATGGTGGATTTATCCTACAGATTGGTTCAGATAAGCGTAGAGACAGCGACTTCTCAACACACAATGTAGTGGTTCAACGCGGCTATACCGATGAAATCAGCCCATTTATCGTTGTAAACAACGGACACATCTATGAGTGGGGCAAAGGTGAAAATGCTGTATATGATTGGAAATCGCAAACACAGATGATGGCTGGATTGTGGCGACCTGTAGCATGTAAAGTTGTGTCACCTGACTTTGACAACATCATGCCACGCGGTCATAGAGAAGCTAAGATTAAGTATGAAGAATGGCGTAGACAGAACCCATATGCAGACGACAAAGCGTTTTTCTGCAAGTATCCTGAGTTCCAACAACATTATTCACACTTAATTGGAAATCGCCCATCGGTTACTGTTATCATTTATGCAGACGGTAGAGAGTATTTCCGGAAGAAAGTTTATTCTAATAAACCATTCCTACTCCCTAGACGGTACAAAGCGATTGATTGGGCAGTACGTATTATTGGCTCAATCAGAGTAGATGAGATTCACTTGGAAAGCTCAAGAGAGAGCTTACTAGGAGGTAAATAATGGTAGATTCAACACTTGGCAACAAGGCGGATGTGGATACCAGTAACAATAACAAGAACCAAAATCAAGGTACTTGTGCATCGTCTTGTGGTGTAAACCAAGCGTATGTTGAGAAAGGTGAAGCGACAGGTACTGGTTCTACGCAGGTTAATGCTAACCATATTATTCAATACCCACGGCAACCTAAAATGGACGATGGTAAGTGGATTGCCATTGGTTCGTTGCTAGGTGCATTGTTAGGTAAGTTCGCTGATAACGGCACACTTAACAAAGCGAAAGAAGCCGAGAATAAATGGAAAGTAATTAACGAGCAACTAGCCGACAAAGGTCGCGAATTGTGGGGCAAGATGCCTAACGAAGCTGCAGAAGCTGATAAGGCAGATAACGACTTGGAGAATCAGTATGACTGGAACATCGCAAGACGAGATGACGAATTACGCAGAGCTCAACAGTTGGACGCATGTAATGACGCAATTCATGAGAAGCTTTGTTCGTTCGCTCTCTGCGGCTATACACCTGATTATGACGGGATTACCGCTAGAATAAAAGCAGATGTGGCAGCTCAGACAAAAAAGCAACGCGAGCAAATGTGTAAGAGCTTAAACCGCTACTCTGCTCGTCAATGCTGTGGTATTGAGACTGCACTTGCAACTGCGGCAATTTCTACAACAGTTGGAGCATTGTATAAAGCTCGTGAAGATGAACGTGCTCGTGCATGGCAGATTAATGAAGGGCTATTATTCAAAGCTGGTGAGCTTATTGAGAATCAACGCAACGGTAGATTCGGCTCTGCAGCGACAATGGATAAAACTGGTATCAATATCCAGCAAACTCGTTATGCAAGTCACAACGACAATTACCACAAACTTGCCGCATTAGGTGCAGACTTCTTAACATCAGCCGGTAAAAACTATGCATGGCTCGCTGAGAGTTATCGTAAGACCGCAGATAAGATGTCGGGTGATTTAGCTAACTTAGGTGCATTAATTGCAGTGGTATTGTCATTATGGCTAGGTAAGAACGCAGGTGAGAACGATTGTGGTGGCGGTAAAAGCAAAGAACCTGATGGACCTGTTGCACAACCTGAGGATTCGGGATTTTAGGTAAACAGCCATGACTGATAAATGTGCACCATACAATGTATGTAGAAGCTTAAAAGAAACTGGACAGAACGAGACAAAATCTGTTCAGTTTGATAATATAGTTCAACCTAAATGTTGCGAGAACAAGAAAAAATGAACTCTTTAGAAACTTTAATGGGATTAAACCGACAAGGTATTCCAGCTGACATGGCATATTCAGACGACCCAATGTTGCAATTAGCAATGCAAGGTGACAATGAAGCTATGATGGAAGGCATTGGTGTACCACCGCTTGAAAACCCATATGAACTGGTTGGAATGGAGCAACCGCAAGGCGGTGACATTGGCAATCAATTAACACAGCAGATGCTAGGCGGACCAGCACCTCAGTTATCACAACCTGAGATTAACGCACTAGCACAATCGCTAGGCATCGGAACTCAGAACAACGACCCGATGACCGACCCGATGTATTCACCACAATACAACATTATGTCTATTCTTGGAGGTAGATAATGCCATCTTATGCAATGACCGGAAATGGTATTTTCGGGGGCTCTAACAACTTTTTAAGTATTCTAGGCGGTATTGGTAACGCTTGGGGTGATGGTATGACATCAGGTATGAATATGGGTAAAGCCATTATGGATTACCAAAAATCTGTATACACAAACCCGTCAGCTACCCGTGCAGCCATCGCACAGAACATTGCTAATCAGGGAACAGCAGAAGGAACACATTATAGAAACTCTATTATGAACCCTATGCTTTCTCAGCTAGCGGGCGGCGGTCAGTTAATGGATTGGCAAAAGAGCTTACTTAACAACGGCTATGTGAACGTTGGGCAAGGTGTAAATAGTAATACATCTGTACAGAATGTTGAAGGTACTCCAGTTGTAACACAACCTACTTCAACACCTGCTACAACACCTGCACAGCCTACAGCACCGACAGCACCTACGGTTTATAACTCAACACAACAACCAGTAGCACCAACACCGTATAACCCATATGGTAGCTTTACATTGAACACAAATTTAACTGGTTATCAGAATAACCGTACAGGTATTCCGTATCGTCCAACAGGAGCGTAAGATGACACCACAACAACGTGCAGAACTCGATGCTAAGGTTGCAACCATTTTAGCTAATACAGAAGCTAAAAACAGTGCACCACTAGACCCAATCGAAGAAGATGCAATCATGATGGCTGTGGCTCAACAGATGCAAGCACAGTGGGCAGCGGAAGAAAAAGCACAACAGCAAGCACAACAGCAAACGCAACCAGTATCCTCGGGTGGCGTAGCTGGCGGAGCTTTATCTGCTCTTGCTGGTGTAGAACATACACCAGTAACACCATCTGCACCAGTAGTAATTCCAACCGATGTTCCGGGTATTCCGCAAAACGAGCAAGAGTGGTTTGAAGCACAAAAAGCCGCACAAGCAGTAGATAGAAAAGCTGCTGAAACACAACAGCAACGTATCGATGACTACAATCGAGTGAACAAGCCATTCTTGGGTATCGCTCGTTTAGGTGGAGCAGATTATACTAACTTAGACAGATACAACAGAGACATTGCGAATCGTGAGAACTTAATCATTGAAGATACGCGAGAACGCAATAAACAAGTGAAGTTAGCTAACCGTGCTGAGTTTGATAAAGTGGCTAATGCAGTTGCACAGGCAGAAATGGAACGTATCAATGCCAATCTACCTGACAACACACAAGGTGTATCTTTAGAGTCTGTACGTAACAGTATGTTCCCGGGCTACAAACCGGGTCACGGTGAATACTCTAACGAAGATTTACTAAGCATGTTATACGGAGCTAAAGCACCAACTGATTATATCGATGCATTTAACTCTAAACTAACTCCATATATGAGTGAAGAAGAACGCATCGCACAGTTAAACGGTAAACCAGCTCCAAAACCTACAAACACTGTAGGTGAGATTACACAGTATTCACCTGAGCAGTTCTTCAATGTGCCACAACCTGCACCAGTAGACGCATCTGTTACAGCAAGTAATGAACCTGTAACAGTAAATCCAGTTGAGTCTGACGCTATTGGTGGAGTTGGCGGAACAGCCATAGGTGTAGCAGATTTCGCAACACAAGCAGCTAAGATGGTGAACGGTGCTAGACAGACCATGCAACCAAGTGTGAAAGGCACACGCCAAAACACCATTGGTGTACTAGCAGGTGAACCAGTACAACCAGCTAAAACAGCAACAACTACAACACGAGCAACTGCACCTGCAGCTAGAACAACAACTTCTACGCAACCAGTTGTAACACAGCAACCAACGCAAGATGCAGCGTTACAGATTGGCTCTCGCGGTAGTTATATTCCGTCTACAGGTTTCACCACACCTAACAACGCAGGTGGAGCACAGATTACAATCTCTCCGGTAGAATTCGGTGGGGATAATGGCGGGTTACAATATGGTGCGATGAACGCATTATATGCAGACCCCAAACGTGCACCATCTCTAGGCGAGTTGTTAGCATTTAGCTCAATCATGCAAGGTAAGAAAGACCTAGGCGGGTTAGATACCATCACTGCAACAATGCAAAGTGCAGATAAGATGAACGCATATGCAGCACAACAAAATATCGCTGGTCGTATGCAACAACTTATGCAAGGCGGAGCATCAGCAGATGAAGCTCGTTATCAGGCGATTTCAGAAGAAATGCTACGTAATGGTCAGGGTCGTGGTGCAGCAGCTATTACAATTCCTGAGTATGCTAAAGCAGCTGATACACAAGCAGCTCGAAACTTAGATACAGCGATGACTGCGGGTGGCGACTATCGAGCTAACAGTGCATTTGGATACACCCCGCTAGGCATTGGTTCTGTAACTGCTAACTCGGACGGTTCATACAACATGAACGTAAATGGTCAGAGAATCAGTGGTATTGCACCTGAATATGCACGAATGAGTGTATACGGAGCAATTAAAGGCGATGGTAGCGGTAGCAAACTAGCCAACGACTATGACTACAAGTTTAACGACAAGATGTACGACACAACCGTAGATTCGATGAAAGCTGAAACTGAAGCAGCTAAAATCCTGTATGACTTGCAACGTGGTAAGTATGGCGATGCATCTAAGATGTCACCTGAAGAAAAAATCAGATTTGCATATGAGTACGCTAACTCACAAGAACGTGGCAAACAAGATGCACGTGAACAAGCAGAGCGTCGCAAAAACCAACAAACACCAACTAACGGTAATAAAACCGGCATTGATACTAAATGGTTCTAGGAGAATAGAATGGCAACTCTACAACAACAGCAAGCGTTCTTTCGCGCACAATTACCATACGCAGAACGTGCAGCACAGCAACTTGGGACACACCCATTCAATATTCTAGGTCAGATGGCACTAGAATCGAATTGGGGTCAATCACTTGCAGGTGCTCATAACTATGGTAACATCATGGAGACTCGTAAAGGTGTTCAAGGTGTTTGGGCGAACGATAACGGAAACCGTAGACAATTCCGTAACTTTGCTAACGACCAAGATTACTACAATCATTTTGTGGGATTAATGGGTCGTAGATACAAAGGCGTACAAGGTGCTATGTCTCCACAAGCGTATGCAACCGCATTAAAAGCAGGTGGTTACGCAGAGGACCCGAACTACGTACAGTCTATTGGCAAAATGTACAATGCAGTGAATAAAGTTGCAGGTACATTAGGTGGTCCATATCAATGGAACGGTCAGCCGACTACAGCAGTTCCAGTGATGGCGGGCAATGGTGGCGGAGATAATATCCGTGCACGACCTGACGCTGGTCCTTCAACAATGAACGCTCTACAAGGTGCACCGCAACCACAGAGCAATCCGCTTGTTGGACAACTGCAACCTGACGCACCGCAACAGTTCTACACCAACACCATGGACTCGCTGGGCGGGTATCGAATTCGCAGACCTGATGAGTGGCGAAACGGTGGAGCACAAATGATTGTTCCTAATGGAATTTAAATGACATTTTAATCAACTACGATTACAATAAGGGCTATCTAATTAGGTAGCCCATTTTATTGGAGATTTTATGACACAATCAGTAAACGGCATGAATCGTTCCATGAGAACGCTCGTCAATGACGCACTAGCCCGTCGTCAGGCAGCCGAAGATTTAAAGCAGTCTTACTATGCAGATGCTATTGCACGTGAACAAGCACAGCGTGAAGCTGAACTTGCACGTAGAGAAGCGGAACTAAATAGCACTACAGTGCAAACTGGAGACCCGCAACAGCCACAACAGCCACAACAAGCTGTCTCTCCGTTAGACGACCCTGAATCTGCATTATCTAAATTAATCAAAGAACGTGGAATGACACGTGAAGATTATATGAAATTGAGTACTGCAGAGCGTCAGTATGACTTTGCAGACCCGATTCTAGAGAACAAGTGGAATACTTACATTGCAGCTAACCCTGATGTGGCACAACAGTCAGGCGAGCAATTACAACGCACAAAAGACGCTTTCTTCAATCAAGGTCGTAATCTATACGCTGCTAACTTCCAAGCAAAAGAAGATGCAGAAGGTGCGGTATTAGACCGTCTTAAAAACGTGGCTGGAGATGCTGTAGAAGGTGTATCAGGCTTGTTCACCAGTGCTGGCGGTTTATTAAAACCCGCATTTGGCAACGATAACATTGTTTCTAAAGGGCTAGAGTACGTTGGCAAAGCTGGTGATGACTTCGGTAAAGGTTTAGCAACTGACGCAGAACGTGACCGTGAAGCATATTTCTATAAGCTAATGGAAACTGGTCGCTATAAAGATGCCGCTAAGTTTGCAGCAGATAACCCACTTATGTTAGGTGGTGAAGCAGCACAAATGATTGCAGGTACTAAAGGTTTCGGGCTATTAACCAAAGGTACAGCTAAACTTGCAGGTAAGGGCTTATCTGCTGTAGGTGCTGAAACATTATCTAAAGGTGTAAATGCTGCAGGTCAGGCAATCGGTAATAGTATGCCTACTTATGCTGGTATGTCAGTGGGTGGTCAAGTTGCAAATGAATTAGCACAACGTGGCATCGACACTACATCACCTGAAGCTCGTCTTGCAGTTGCAATGTCATTCATTGGCGGTGCAGCAGCGAACAAAATTACTCCACACAACATCGAGAACCAAGTTGCAAAATGGGGCTTATCTAAGGAAGCAGCTAAAACTGTTTCAAGACAGGCTATTGAGGACCTTGAGAAGATGGGCTTCATGGCATCTGCTGGTAAACGCTTAGGTGGCACACTTAAAAATGTTGTCAAAGGCGGAGTCAATGAAGGTGCAGAAGAAGCCATGCAAGAAGGTCTCGGTGCATATGCAGCTCAAGCTCTTATCGATGAGAACGGCAAATTCCGTAATTGGGATGAAGTACCTGAGAATGTTAAACAACAAGTATTGCGTAGAGCAACCACAGGTGGTCTTTTAGGTGCAGCACTCGGTGGTACTACATCAGGTGTTACTAATGCGGCATTTGGTGGCGTACATGGCGACATGCAACGCAGAGCTGATTACGAGACTTCAAAAGCTAAGTATGCAGAAGAAGATAGAGTAAAAGCGGAAGAAGAAAAAGCCGCAGCCGAAGCTCAAGCACAAGAAGAAGCTCGCATTAAAGCAGAGCAAGATGCTGAGTATGAAGCAACACAAGCACAACAAGCCGAAGAAGCAGAACAAGCAGCACGTACCGCAGAATATGAACAGGCATTAAGTAATGCAGCACGTACCGCAGAAGCGGACGATGAGCTCAACAACTTACGTACTGAGTTCGGTGCATCTGCCATTGACAGTAATGAAGTAAATACCAACCGTGCCCGTAGAGAGTATGACAACTACTTGAACTCTCAGTATGAAGCGTTGATGAACTCAGAAGAATTAACTGACGAGCAACGTGACATCTTAGCTAACACATGGGGCGACGGTAATCGTACATTACGTGCGAAAGCAAATCTTCTACAACAAATGGGCGTAGATACTATGCCTGAGAAGTTCACACGTACACAGAAGAATGGTAAGGTTGTATTTAACCACAACTTAGACAAGCACATGGACTACCGAGCAGATGAATTAACACAATCTGCACAAGCTGTCTATGATGATGCTGATACTCGCTTAACTCGTTTACGTGCAGAAGTGAACGACCCATTCATCATCTCTGATGCTGAGACAGCATTAAAACGTGCAGCAGACGCAGGTAATGAAGGTGCACTACGTTCAGCCCTTGCGAAAGTTAAACAAGCTGAGAAAGCATGGGATGCTCGTCAGCAGCAGTTAGCTGAGCAGGCTAAAGCAGATGCGAAAGCACAGCAACAAGCTGAGAAAGAAGCTCAAGCAGCTAAAGTTGCAGCTGAGAAAGCAGCACTTGCAGATGCTAAAAATAAAGAGCGTCTCGCACAAGAAGCAGCTAGAAAACAAGAAGAAGCTGACAGACTTGCACAACGAGCAGAATTAGACGGGCTAAACCAAGCACGTGATGGAAGATTAGATAATGTTGTGTCTCGAATTGCTCGTGCTCAAGTGGTTAAAAACTTAACCCGTGCAGAACAGCAAGAAGTTAAAGTGCGTATTGAACAGGACAACGCCCTTGTTAGAGATATGCAAGAAGCCTATGCGAGCCGTTTAAAACAGAAAGGCATGTCTGAAGCTGAAGCAAGAGCTACCGCATACAACGCTGACTTTGACACCCTGTTTACAGAGTACCGTCCGAATAAACTGTCTAACAACTACAAACGTGTTAAAGACCGTTTACCGGAGAACGATGGCTTATGGTGGACACCACAAGAACGAGCAACGGTTAAAGCTGAGATTGAAGATTTCTTCAAAGAAGCTGGTGTAACAGACACTGTAGATATTAAAAATTTACGTGCAAGTGTCGAAGGTATTAACTCACTTCGCAGAAGTATGCCGCCTGAGTTACAAGAGAAAGCAAATGCGATTGTATCTGCAATCTCAACAGGTACACCAGTAGGCGTGATGAAACAAGCTGGCAAACGTGCTATCGATGCAGCGACAAAAGTAAATAGTCTTAAACCTGTGGAGGATTTCACGGGAAAGTCGCAAGCCCCTTCAAAGGGGCGACAAATGCGAAAGGCAAACGCAGAAACCAAGCGTTCGACCTCTTAGACATTCTCAATGTCGGAAGTGCTAAATTGTCGCCTAGTTATTTTAAAGATTGGTCAGCAGACTTATTAAAAGGCATCATGGTAAAAAATGATGCCGAACTAGCCACAATTATGTACGGTACACGCTCGCCTGAAATTCAACGCCAAATTCGTGGGCACATGAATGAGTTGTTAGATGCGTTCGGTGTTAAATCTCGTAATGACATGGACCAGTTCAACACATTTACTCGCACCTATGGTAGAGAATCACTCGCTAAAGTAAGTGCAAGTATTAATGAATATGTGAACAGCGAGTCTGATAATCTCACACCGCAAGAAGCATTTGCGATGACAGCATTTAAACACGAGCTAGACATCTACTTAATGACAGACGGTCATCAGTCTCCAGTGGTATCTAATCTCCGTGCGGACATGGCAAATGAGAACTTAGGTAAATTATCAAGTGCGACGCTCCGTAACACCGACAAGCTTTCGCAAGCGTTAGAGCATATCGAGACTCAGTTTAAACCTTCTGAGATTTCAGCACGTGTTATTGGTCGCATTAAACAACTTGCGATGGATAATGAAGTTGAGTTCCGTGTGTTGTCAGATGAAGAAATGAACGACCGTTATGGTGAAGGTTCACAAGGTGCGTACGATGGCACAACTGCTACCGTGTATCTCCGTGACGGCATGACATTCAACGACCAAGTGCACACACTTGTACATGAAGCAACACACGCGTTCCTCAACAAGAAAGCATTTGCTTACAGCAACTATAAACAAGCACGACTTCAAGGTAGACAGGTTACGCCAGCTGACTTCGGTTTAACTGAGCAAGATTTAAGTCTATTGACCGACATGGAAGCACTGATGAATAAAGTGCGTGGTAGTGATGTATTTAATCACCCACGATATTCAGAAGTTGCTAAAGTGCAAGCAGAAGATGGTTCTACAGTGCCATATGGCTTGTCATTTGATGAACACTCACATCATGCATTATCTGAATTTGCATCAGAGATGTTCTCATCTGACCCGTTCAGACGAGCAGTTGCAGACACAGTATCACAAGCAGACGGTGTTAATTTACACACAGCGAAAGGCAGAGTGCGTCAGTTACTGCGTAAGATTGCAGAGTTCTTTGGATTCTCTCGTAAAACCGATGTAGATGCGGTTGGCATGTTCATTGAGAACGGAATGAAGTTATTATCTTCTGTTCCATACCGAGCAGTAAGTAATGGCACATCACTACTTAAAAGTAGCAAGGTTAAAGATGAAGTTGTTGATAAAACACGTTTCATCTTAGACCACGAGAAAGGTATTCAATACTACCAGTTCAAACGCAGAACAGGTGTTGAAGGACCTGCTGTAGCAGAAGCCAGTGCATACCGTGAAGTAGATGACAATGGTAATCTCCGTGATACATGGAGCTTGTCATACCGCAACCCAAATAATCTAGCTGAGTGGGTGCAAGAAGATGGATTAACAATCTCTCAACTCGCAGACCGTGTAAATGGTTTAGATTATATGGTGTTGAACCGCAACGGTAATACACGCATCACCAAACACGTAAATGAACAAATTGAAAAGGTATGGGCATTACACCCAGCACTAGCAAAAACCTTACTTAAATTGCGTGATTGGATGGCGACAATCTCAGGTCAAGAAGCCGCGGATAACTTCTTAGATAATGCAGTTGGCGTTGCAATGAAATTAGAGTATTACACACAAGACCGTGATGTAATGCTAACGTGGGCAACACGCATGGCTGTGGCTAAATACGGCAAAGATAATGTGCCTTTAGACTTACAGAATGAAGCAAACATTATCCGTGCAGAATATAACAACTATATGACCGAGAGTGGCATCGGTAAATTAACGGGTCTCGACCATAAAAAACTTATCACAGATTATGTTGAGAAATTAGGTTGGACAAAAGAATTTACCTCTGATGTTGTGTATGCAGCGATGGCACGTGAACGTTCTCGTCAGTTTGCTGAAAATCCGGGTGGTATTAACCCATATACAGGTGAACACTGGCGTGATACAAACCATGTATCAGGATTTAAATTTACTGATAAGAATGGCAATAAAGTTGCCGATGAAGATGGTTCTAAATTCTTCGCAAGTCTCGATGTTGAACAAAGTCGTCAAGTTGATGAGTTCATTAAAATGTGGATTGCACAGAATGACACATTAACTGACTTAGAGTATGCGAGTGGTGTAATTTCAACCGAGACTTATGAACAACGTAAAGGCGTGTTCTATGCTCCGTTGAAGAATGAATGGGATAAAGAGACAGCATTTAACAAGATGGCTCGTGGTCGTACAACAACTGCAAAAGACCCATTCACTAACTACTATGCTCATGCGGACATGCGTGTGGCTTATGCATTACGCCAACGTGAGAACCAATACTTGCTAGAAGCAGGTCAAGAATATGGGCTAGGTTCATTATTCACCGTGAACCAAACTCAGTTCGTAGGTAAGAACGACTCAATCGGTATGCAATGGCGAGCACCTAATATGTCTGACGGTACTTCATGGACAGTGTTTAAAAATGGTATTCCATACACACTTACCATTAAAGACCCGACAATCCAAAGAGCATATCGCTCAACCCGTAATTGGGAAGATAGAGCGGCAATTTGGAAAGTGTTAGGTAACATTACTCGCTTTATGTCTACCGTACGTACAACGTTGTCACCGGGCTTCTTACCAGTGGCTTATGCACGTGACCTTGCAACTGCAGTTGTTAATATGCAAGCTGCATATCGTTCGATGAACGGTAAACAGGTATTAACCGATGCAGAAGCAGCGAGACTTGCTCCGCTTGTTGTTAAACGTGCAGTGTCATCATTACCTGCAATCTTAAAAGGTAAATGGACTGGCAACCGTCAGTGGCAGTATGACATCTTTAAACGATATGGTGGCGGTGTTGTAATGAACGCCCGCATGGACTTTGAAGAATACAACAGCTGGCTTGCAGACAACACCTTTAATAAAGGTTTAACTGCTAAAGATATGGCGGTGAACACAGCGAAGAAAGGTGTTCAGAAGATTAGTGAAATCTCACATGCCCTTGAAGATAGCGTTCGTTTCGCATCATTCATGGAGTTTGTAGAGCACAAAGCTGGACACAAGTTCGCAGATGCGAAGTCACTTGTATCCTTCTTAGAAGCTAACCCTGAAATTAAGAAACAGGCAATCAATGGCTCTAAGAACATCACAGGCAACTTCGAGATTAAAGGTGGGGCAACAACACTACGTTCACTCTACATGTTCTTCAACGCAGGTATGGTCGGTGCACGTACATTCGTCCATATGTTTGACCCATCTCACGGTACACACGGTGTGAAAGCAGCAGTGATGATTTTTGCACTTTCACTTGCGTCACTTGCTGCAGTAGATGGCGAGTTAGGCGATGATGAAGATGGCAAGAAAATGGGTGCACGAGTTAAACTCACTGAGTCATCTCTCTGTATGGGAATGTCAGCCTGTATTCAGATGCCACACGAGCTCCGCTGGGTGACATCACTCGCACGTGCCCTACATTATGGTGCACAAGGTGATATTGAGATGTCTGATGCCGTACGCTCTGTTGCAAATAATATCTTCCAAGTGTTCGTACCATTGCAGTTCGGTGAAGATATGACACGTGGTGATGACCTAGCAGTAGGTGCGTTCCCAACTGTGTTGCAACCGTTCATGCAGAACATCTTAAACCGTGACTCATTTGGCAATCGCATTGTGAATGAATATGCATACCGTGCAGATGGCTCACGTATTAAAGATGCGCCTGACTGGATGAAGTCTAAGATTTCAGACCCGTATGTTGCAAAAGAACTGGCGTTACAGTTGAGCAGAATTGGATTAGATGTGTCATCATCAGAAATTACACATATGTTCCAACAATCTCTCGGTGGTGTGGGCTCAGCTATGTTAAAATTAATCCGTGGCTATGAGAGTGGAGAAGGTGCAGCAGAGACATTTGGTAAAGTGTTCCTGAATGGATTTATCCCTCGCTATGATAATCAAGCATTGAAAAAAGAAGTTGCTGAAAAAGTGGCGGACTTAAAATCAGAATTATCACGTGGCACAGATGGTTATAACATGGTGAAAAGTAAGGCAGACTTGCAAGCAGACCCACGATGGAATAAACTTGTTGCGTTAGAAAAACAGCTCGACAAACTCGAGCGTGGCATCAGTTATAACGGTATGACATTCGCAGGAGCGATGCGTCAGAAAATCTCTGCACAACAGGCTGGTGATGTAGATGCAATGTTAGAAGCAGATAACGCACTAGACATCATGGGAGCGGAGAGACGCAAGGCGTATGGAGACATGTTAGAATTGTTTGAAGAACTCGAGGATGACATTGATGAGTAAATTAAAAGAGGTGTTCTGCTACGACACCTCACCCATTGGCAAGTTATCAGAGTGGCTAGTCAAAGTATATAAAAGTGCTGAGATTACCGTTGATACTCGCGAAGTTGATGAATTTAAGACTTACTGCTGGTGCTGTGCTTTATGGCGTGGCATCGCTGTAGGTGTTGTTATTGGACTAACCGTAGGACTACTATTTTGACACGTATTGTGATTACAGCAGGACACTCTAACACCGACCCGGGTGCAGTGTCCGATGGTTATAAAGAAGCTGATTATGCAGCAGATATGCGTAACTATGTTGCGTATTATTTACGTAATTGGGGCTTCGATGTTGTAACAGATGGCGAAGGTCGTGTAAACGCACCACTTGCACAAGCTGTACGACTAATTCCGGGTTCTGACCTTGCAGTTGAGTTTCACTTAAACGCAAGTACGAATAAGACAGCTCGTGGCATCGAGGTGTTATCACGCGATAACCGTAAACGTATCTCTCAGCGAATTGCGAAAGCAGTTCAGTCTGTAACAGAGTCTGTGCTTCGCGGCGATGAAGGCTGGAAGCCTGAAGATTCCGGTCAGCATAAACGCCTTGCGTTTGTTTCTGCTGGCGGTTTAATTGTAGAGTTAGGCTTTATCACTAACTTTACAGAGATGAAGGTTCTAATGGAAAAACGTTGGCTAGTTGCAAAAGCTATCGCTGAAGCCATTAGAGAAGAATACAAGTAAGGAGTAAATAATGGGTTGCACAAAATGTGGGACTGACCTTAGCTCACTACACCTGATTGTGAAGGACATTATTCGTCAGTTAATTGATGAAGGTAAATTGCAAGAAGGTTTAGTGGATTGTACTGACAAACGCTTATGGCGTGATTCACGTGTTCTCACGTGTGACTTATTAGGCGATGCAGTATGTCAATTAATTACTAACGGTGACATTTGCTTAGTTAAACCTGAAGCATTGACCGTTGAGAAACAAGAAAATGGTTCACACAAAATCTCGTTACTTATGTCTGACGGTACTGTATTAGATACCACAGCACGACTAGCAGATGGTGTGTTAAACAGCGTGACTTACGATGCGAAAACTAAAATCGCTAAATTTACGACTACAAATGGCGACAGCTATGAGATTAAACTCGACATTCCTGAGCCTGTAGAGTACACGTTCACTAAAAAAGATGACGGTGTTTATAGTGTAGCTAAAGATGGCAAAGAATTACTAGCAATTAATCCGGGTGTGTTAGATGTAAAAATCGAAGGTGATAAATTACATGTAACAAATGCAGCTGGTGAAGTTAAACAGTTTGACATTCCTATGCCGACTGTGACACCTGTTGAACTTACAAATACTGACAAGGGTGTTGGCTCAATTAAGTACGGTGATGTTACACTTCCAGTAGTAACTAAACCTACGGTAGCTACACAAACACCTCGTGGTATGTTGGTAACCAACCCAGACGGTACTAAAGTAGGAGTCGAAGGGCATAGATGTGCAGATGTTGTATTAACTAACGCATTTGAGAATGTACCTTTAGCATTCGCATATGAGCACGGGTGTGAAGATATGCCAACGGAAGTACGTCCTGATGACATACTGTAAAGTACGGAGATAGATAAATTATGGCAATTAAAAAAGTACCGGTTGTCGCACCTTTTGATTTAGGTCGCGGCATTAAACGTAGAGATGACATCGCTAAGTTCGAGGTGGACTTAAACGATTATGTTGATAACAACACAGTTGTATACAAAGATGGCAAGTTATCAACCGTTGCACCTTGCGCAAAAGTCACAAACTTAAATGAGTTAGACGCATCAGAAGGCACACTTAAAAAACTAGGCATTACCTGCTTTTATGGTAAGTTTAAAGCTGGCGATGAATCAACCGCCACCGGTGCACCTATTCAGCTCGGAAAGACTGATGTAGCTTCATCAGAAGCTATTGTAAATGAAACCAAAGTACCTGAAGGCGTTGATTTAGATTTCAACGGTTGGCAGATTGCAACAGATGCAGAGATTACTCAGTATCTATACACAAGCACAACTGATGGTAAACAATCAGGCTGGACACGTTCTAATGAATCCGGTATGAATCCTGATGGTTCGGTAAAAGATGCAGAGGCATGGGGTGACTGGATGTATGAGTTAAATCTACCATCCAAACCAATTCTCGTATCTACAGCAGGTGCAATCGAAGGTGATGGCTCTACAACAAACCCTATTAAATTAGAGTTTGATGACACCATTGTTAGAGGTCCTGACGGTAGATACGGTGCTGTTGTTAAGGTAAAAGCTGCTAAAGAAGCGGATGGTAAAGTTGTAATTACTAACCAAGACGGCACAACAGTTGAGATTGAAAAACCTGTAGCGGCTACAGCTGGCTTAGACTGTGCAGCAATCGATGCATTACCCGAAAAACCATGGAAAAAAGGCACTGTGTTACTTGCTAAACAAGATGGTGAGTGCGTGCGTTTGGCAGCGTTTGACTCAATCTTCCAAGAAGTTGGTGTGGGTATTACAGCTGACAAAACCAACAGCTTCACTAACGAAGAATACAAAGTTGTTGTTACTATAACTAATACTGGCGAAGGTAAGAACGAATTAACAAACTTAAATATCGTAGGTCCAGCAAATACAGCTGACTATGAGATTAAAGATGTTACATTCACTAAATCTGAAGCAGATGAAGTTGAGCAAGTAGATAACTTAACTTACAACATCCGCGGTCTTAAAAAAGGCGGCACTGTTAAAGTTAAATACACTGTTGTTCCTAAAGTATTAGGCAACTACCAGTTTACAGCTGCGGTAAACCCTAACTCTGCGTTAGATAAAGATTTAGGCAATAACAATGCGACATTAATTTTAAACGCTCGCACTAAGTCTGACCCTACGTATGTGCCGAGTGTGGATTGTCCGCTTATTACTGCGACGGAGTTGGATAATAATACTAAATTGGTGCAGTATTCGGATGAAGGTACTCTATATTACAAAACTTCCGCTGGGTATAGAGGAAACATTTTCGCGGAACGGGACTCTCTACGCGGGCTAAGAATAAACCTAGATGGAGCATCTACAGTAGTAGGGTATAAAAAATCCTACGCAGCTGCGGCTAGAGCAATAGTGCTTACTAACAACAGAAGCACAAGATCAGATGCGGTAAATGCTGATTACAATGACAAATTCTTTGACGGTGCTGACCAGCAGAAACATGGAACGGATGGCTACACGTTTGAAAATGGGGTTTTAACCATCACAGAAGATGTTACTGAGTTCGGTTTTAGCTGTAGACCACAAGGCGATAATTGTAAATGGCAAAACTACACGCTATTCGCCACCCAATCTATGAAAAGTGAGAACATCACAGCTTCAAATGTAGTTGGAGGAAAAGTAATTATCAAGAAAGATATTAAAGATGGTACTATTAGTTCAAACGCAGCTGAAGGGAGTATCGTGATACCTAGCTCAACTGCTATTTATGGACATGCTGGAGGCATAAATAAAAACGTACTAGCTAACTACATAGACAAGCTTGAGTTTGTAGTTAAAGCTGGCACTGCAGCATCATTGAAGTACACGAGTACAGACAACTATGCAGTGACACAAGTACGCGGTAAAACCACTATTACTGAAGATACCATCACTGTAGCTGCTGATGCGAAATCTACTGACAGTGTTAATACACCGTATATTCAAGTTATTGTTGAGGAGTAATAAATGAATTTAGGAAGCCGTAGATTGGGTGCTGGTTGCTCAACATGTGGAGGTGGTGTAAACCACCCTACTAACCAGTGCGACGAACGTAAAGTTGTGAGCATTTCTAAAGCTGGTGACAGTCTTATTATTGCTCTTGACGATTGCACATTCTTCAAAGCAGACATGAGTGTATTAGATGCTTGTGTATGTGGAGACGGTACAGGTGCTAACCCTGCAGATGTAGCAGCAATGAAAGCTTTAAAAGATTCTATTGCTAAGTTACAAGAAAAAGTAACCGCATTAGAGGCGAAAGAAGATAAAGATACAGTATTTAATCCTGAATCTTTAATCGGTCGCATTGCAGCTCTAGAAAGTAAAGAAGATAAAGATACAGTGTATGATGACACTGCTATCCGCAATCTAATTGAAGCATTGCAGAATAAAGAAGATAAAGATACCGTCTTTGACCCAACAGCTATTAATGAGCGTCTTGCTGCATTAGAAGCAAAAGAAGATAAAGATACTGTCTTTGACCCATCTGCATTAGAAGCTCGTGTCACTGCGTTAGAAAATAAAGCAGATAAAGACACCGTGTATGATGACACTGCGTTAGCTGCACGTGTGAAAGCTCTTGAAGATGCACCTGCGGGTGACAGAGTTGATACCACTGCGTTCGTGCGTAAGTCAGACCTTATTGATGTTGCTAACTTCGCAGGTACTGTACGCTTTAAAGCTTACCCTGCAGATGTTGGCGTTGATAATACCGGCAACGGTGAAGCATCAGACCACTTATAAGCAGTAGCCCTTCGGGGCTACATTCTCAACAACCCTTAAAATAGGAAAATATAAAATGGCAGTTATTCAATTTTTTGAAAAGCCTGAAGTTGGTAAAACAACTGTAGTAGTAGACGACCGTCTTGAAGTTAAACCGGATAACTCCGGTAACGTTAAATTCACCCGCACTGATGACGGTTTAAAAGGTGAAGTAACATTACCTGCAGAAACAGTTGCAATTACTAAGGTAGAAATCGTTGATGGTAAAGTTAAAGTTACTAAATCAGATGAAACCACTGAAGAATTACCATTACCTGCACAAGCAGTCGATGTTAAATTGCAAGGTGCTGAATTAACTGAAGATAACAAATTAAAATTAACGTTATCTAATGGTGACATCTTAGAAGCAGATTTAGCTAAATTTATTGATGCACCTAAAGCAGCTGCAGATTACTGGACTGAAATCAAAGCATTACCTGATTTCAAAGATACAGTAATTGAATTACTTAAATCACCTGAAGCTAAAGCAGCATTGCTTGAAATGCTTAAAGGTGAAGAAGTACAAAACTTGGCAGGTGATACTAAAGGTTACTTACTTGCTAAATAATCTAATATGGGGGAGCAATCCCCCTTTGGAGCATAGATGAAAGCAATACAAGATATAGACTTTCATGATGAAGATTTTATTGTTGAGAACAATAAAGTACGTACTCGTAAAGTAGTTAAAAGTTATAAATTAGACTTTGCGGTAGGTAAAGATATCGTTACAACAAATAACCCTGTGGACTACGACAAGCAGGAACGCAGACAGCTTACTGTTATGGACGGTATGGGTAAAATCCACATAGACATTAAAATGGTTAAGACTATTGGTCCTCGTCAAATGTTGCTTAAATTGCCACCTGATGCACCTAAGAACTTAGAGTTGATTGAAACTCAACTATGGGATGGTACTTCAGTGTGGTTGGATAAAGGAAGTCCATGGGTTATGGGTAATGGTCTAAAAGCAGGTCAAAGATACATTTTTGATTTAATAGGATTCTTTGGCTAAGAAATAATTGGAGAAAATTATGGCAGTAGTGGTCATTTTTGAAGATGACTTGGATAACAAAACCGTTAAACAAGTCGATACCGCTGGTGGTAAAAAAGTAGGTGCACCCGGTGCTGAGATTGAAGTGTTAGACTCGCACGACAGAAGCGACACTGAAACTCATTATTACGTTGGCGAGACTAAATATCTCAAACACGTAGAGACAGGTGCAGTGTGGAAAGCTGAGATTGGACATATGAAAGAACGTGCAGCACCACGCAATGAAGAATTAACACTTAATTCTCAGGAAGGTCAGTTTGTTATTCAATCCGATGTCGTAACACTTAATTATCAACCAGTAAGTGCTATCTCAGGTAATCATCTTTCACCTGTAAGCGAAGTTGTATCCACAGCTGGATACGAAAATGCTAAAGCATTTAACGATGCTCACAAAACTACAACTTACTCTTACACCAGCACTGAGTATTTTGCAGATGGTGTAGAAGGTAAGCCAAAAATCTTAGCAACTACTTTTGAGTTGCCATATCCTGAATTGCCATACCGCACTGGCAAAGCTGGAGCATACTTAACTGCCGCAAGTTTTGATGGTCATATGGAGTTAGTAATCACAGAAAGCGAAGAACGACAAACTGCGGAAGCAATGGAAAAAACATACCACTATAAATACACCGACATCAACGGTAAAGTTTATGAGGGTACGAAGGTTTCCACAGCACACAATTTGTCAATGTCAGATTTCGACCCGTCATTGAATTGGTACATGATTGAGAGAGCTGAATACTCTGTTGAACCATTCCATGTTACAGGGTTCTTCTTCGATGAAGAAATTGCACCTGCGAAAACCGAAGTTCAAAACTTGGTAGACCACTTATAGATGGAGTAACATATGAAATGTTCGATTCTTTCTAAGTTCTATGGGCGTGACACCCGAGCAGTTTTAGTCGGGTCTGTTGCAATTAATAGCATCTTGCTATTAGCAGTTTTAGGGGACTATTTTAAAGTTCTCGACTTTTCACTCCCTAAGACACTAGAAGCCGAGCCGATTTCATTCATCACTCTTGCTATTGCCGCTATTGTAGTCGGGGCTCTTGCTCCGATTTCAAAGGGCTATAGAAAGCAGATGTTCAAATCGTTTGCGTTTCTTTCTAGTACCGTTGTTCAAGTTATTTTTGCGAATGGGTATGTGACGGATTACCCGCCACTCTCACTTATGTTGTTGGTGAGTTCTGCACTTGCCATTTGGTATTTCGGTGCAGCAGTATATGTATTAAGATGTGAGGGTTTAGATGGAGATTACACAACAATCGATTGAGTTTGGTCTCCTCATACTCGGAGCATTGCTCGGAGCATTTAAAGGCACGACCTATTATGATGCCGGTAAGAGCATTGCCGTTAGGCTATTAGATGCGTGTGTTGGGACTTATGTAGGTGCAATTATTTCATACCACTATGCTTCTCAACTCAGTATTTGGTATGCTTGTATTTTATCTGTGGTTGCGGGGGCGAGCGGGGCGATGATAGTAGAAGTCCTGCTTAAACTCTTGCCGGGAATTATTAAAGACCTCTTAAAAAGTTGGCTCGAACGAGTCGTAGGAACTAAATAAAACAAAGCCCCTAGAGATAGGGGCTTATCTTATTCTACTGTTTGTGTGTGTTGGTGTTAGGTTGTGTCGGTGCGAGATATGAATCAAGATAGCCATTCAGCTCTTGGTCTAAAACCTTAACCGCTTTATTAACCAGCTCAGATTTGTTTAGCCCATCATAAACTTGTTGTCCAACATATACACCGCCTAGCATTGCTAGACCTTGTTTACTTGGTGCTAGAACACTTACAACACCTGCGATAGCACCAACTTTAACTGCAGTAGCGAGTGCTCGTTTTGACATCTCAAAGTATGATTTGTCTAGCTGTGAATAGTAATCAGAATCTTCCCTAGCATATTCATAGTAGAAAGATGCTGTAAATGCTGCAATGACTGCCGCCACTACTGCAACTACAGTTACTACTTTAAATGCCCCTAACACCATTCCATATCTGTCAAATAAATATACAACTAAATACAACATAATTTCTCCTTATCTATACATTGCTCTGATTGCATCTGCACTAGGTACGAATATCCACAACAGGAAAAATAATATCGTTACTGTAGTTGCGACTATAATTGGAACTTTTAGTTTGCTAGGTTCTGTCTTTGTCATCGGAGCATATATTTCAATCAGCAAAAGTGATGCGGTAAACGCTCCTACAACAGTTATAGCGAAACTTGCTGGTATAAGTACATTTACCACACCAATCCAATATTCCATGTTCATACTATTTCTCCCACGTGTTAGGGTCGTTAAAAACAGTAATCATCTTCTCGACATTTGCCATTGCTTGATTAAACTCAACATCGAGTTCCGCAACCTTACGTGCAACGTATTCATTGTGGAACTCCTCGCCATATCTGCGGTAGTCACCGAGTTCAGTGCCAATAGAGAATGACATGTTTTGATTTGCAGTTTTAACAGTGAACCCGAGAGTTATACTGTTCTCGTTTGCAAATATTGTTTCAAACTCAACAATAGCGTTACCGCCTTGCACCAGCGGGTGTGAGTTCACTTCTTTATAGAAGCTGTGAATAATGTCGTAGTTAAGACCATTTAGTTTTTTGTTCATATTCTTCCTCCGTTTGTGGAATTTCTTTGTTCTTGCCACTCACTCTATACATGTGTCGTAGCAAATCTTTTGCACGTTGCATAACAAATGGTGTTATTTCAGACGCTTCTAATGATAGCAGTGTTGCTACTGATATAGCAACTGCTACTGCGTGTTGTTTGCCTTTGTATGAGAAGATAATGCTAAGAAGATATTTATTATCAACTATCTCGGTTACTGTATAAGATATATCTGTAAACCCGAGTGAGTTAGCTTTATCTATTACAATTCTAATAATTACACTTGCTACGTTTCTAGCATTTCTCCAATTATTCAATTTTTACTTTTCCTGTACGTGCATAATCTAAAGCATTTATCCAAGCTTCCGCATCTGACTCACTTGAGAAGCAGTTACCTTGCTTGTGACGATTTCTGTCTAAACCAAATACGCTAGAGTATATGCTACTGCGAACAAGTAGTTTTCCATCAGACCTGTCGATGTACCAATAATTGTCTCTTTCTTTTGGTTTTATTGGTTTTGGTAAACGCATGGTTGCTAATTTTGGGTTGAGCATAGGGTCTTCCGGTTCTTCATATGGTCTCCAGTTTAACTTGCCGTATGCATCTATAGGAGCTAGTAAACCATCAACAGGGTTATGAACAATATATTCGCCATCAGCTGTTTTACCGATAACTTCAACGATGGTCGTCATACCTGCGTCAGTCTTAACAATTTTACCCTTGTTCTGCCATGCTTCTTCTAGGATTTTATCCTGTGTTTTTGCAGGTTCTTGCCACATGCCAACGATGTCGTATAGACTATCTGCATGGTTATAAGTACCGTTAGCCCTCCAACATGCCCCGAACACATCAACAAAACCTTCTGCGTCAAGTATTAATCCTTGTAGAGGAAAAGCAGGTGGTTGACCATCATCAGATGTATACTTGTCAGGTATACGATATAAGACAACCGCTGTTTGACCTCCACGCAGTAGTACAGGCTTACCGCTTAAGGCTTCTTCTAAATTAAATGGTTTCATACTCTACCCCACTATTGACCATTCAATGTTTTCATGAAATTCACGCAAAAAGCGTAATTCAGCATTATCGCAATTTTGCAAAATATAATCTCCGTCTAAAGTTTTACCGACAACTTCAAAACCACTAAATAATGGTGATGCAGTACGGGTTATCACTAACTTCTCTTGGAAAGCTTTTTCCATGAGTTCTTCTCTAATGAGTTTAGGTTCTTCCCACATTCCGGTAATGTCGTATTCACTTTCGTAAATATGCTCGTAGTATGAACCATTGCACTTCCATCGCATCATGCTACTATACTGCTTGCTGTGCTCTCTTTCAGAATCTATACCGATTAGGCATCTAACTTCCTTACTCTCCGGGAATAAATCTCTGAGGTCACCTAGCACGTACGCTTTACTGCCACATCTCAGCATAACAGGTTTACCCGCTAATGCTTCTTCTAAATTAAATGGTTTCATGTCAATCCTCACACTAGAGCGTTAAATGTCTTGTATGCAACTGCTGCAACTAAGCCTAACAATCCGCCTACTCCCATGCTTGCTACAACAGTTAAACCTGCAACTGCCACTGTTACTGCTATATCTTTCATACTAACCCTCCGTAATCACGCAGTCCATATATACTTGCACAAACTTGCCAGTGTTTTTACTTTTATAAAAGACACCGCCACCGTGCTCACTATATTCAACCTTACCTGTAGAACGGTCTACAAACACTGGCGTAGGCGAGCCTGAATAGCACATGATTTCGGTTTCTTTATTAAACCGAGTTACGCTGCCGTACATTGCATCTGTACATGCAGTTGCACATAATGCAGTGACAATAAGACCGACCGCATATATTGCTAATTGTTTTTTACTATACTTCTTCATAGTTCACCTACTTACAGTATGGTTTTTTAATTGACACAGATACAACAGCATTGTTATCAAGTGTGAGTTTATAAGTGCGGTATGCATCTTGCAGTTTTACAACTTCAGTGATGCTAACAACTTTTCTACCAGTCTCAGCTTCGGTCATCATCACTTTATAATCCAACTGTTTGTGCATAAGTGCGATTGCACTTTCGACTAGACTCTCCAATGTGGGATTCTTCACGTCATAGTTATGCAATTCTAGATTAATCTCTTTGCCATTTTGCACGGAGTTATCCATTTGTACAGGTACGTACATATCCGCAGGAACATAAATGCTCATATTTGTTCTCCATTGTAAGAGTGTCGGGGCTACCGACACACATTATCTTATTTATAATCTGATGGCTTAATCGCCACTTTCCAGTCATCTGCTAGCATATCTTCTAGAGACGGTGCATACACTTCTAGTTTTCCATCTACTTTACGCATAAAGAAACTGTCGATATCTAATCCGTCACCAGTTGGCGTGCCATATAATGTGTTAATAATGACCTTAATATCGTCACCATTCACTATGAAAGCATGCTCCGACTTACCCCAACACTCTCTGTAAATTCGTCCGCCTTTAGTTGCGTAACCTACTGCTGTAAGAAATAGCATAATTAATCTCCTTCTTTAATCCAAATACCGTCGCACATTTGCCCTTTACGGTCTTTAATCTCGTCGTACGCTGCAATTAAGCAATCAACCAACGACCACTTATACAAGTATGCAATCTCTGCCAACGTATCGCATAATGCATAAATATTACCAATGCAACGGTCGATGTCTCGGTTTGTCACATTGATAAAATATGAGATAGCACCGAGCTCAGTTGCACCGTTCATTACGAGTTTCTCACGAATATTAACATTGTTTACTTCGGAACGTTCAAATATTAACTTGTCAATATTAAAGCTGTCACTGCCGAGCTGTACTGCAAGAATAATACAGACAACGAGTGTGTCACCAATACTGTCTTTAATCAGTGCTTCATCTTTCTTAGCAATACCACGCGCAAGTTCACCGTATTCTTCGATTAACTTAACACATTGTGCTTCAGGCTTAGAGCCTTCAATTAAGTTGCGGTCTACCGCCCACTGTTTAACGAGCCCTTGAAAATACTCGCCAGCACTTGCCATTGATTCCATTATTTACCTCTCTTTGTTAAAAATTCTTCAACTAAATCCGCAAGATTTGCATCAGTAGTTGAACGTACTTCATAATTTAATGCACATGCGAGTGTTAGCATGACAACACGCAGTTTATATTCTTCAACAACAGGGTCACTACCTACGGTAAAATGCCATGTAATATTAGCGAGCTCGCCTAATATCTCATAAGTTGCAACCTTTCTGTTCACATCTTTATACTCGATGCCAGTCGATGCTGTTGAAAACTTAATGGCTTCATCTATATTATCCAGCCCAATGAATAACACTTCGCTTAACGCATTTACACGGGCAAGATATGTAATAATTAGCACGAAGTAGTAAGCACACTGTTCTTTATACTCTGCTGTTGTGCGGTCTTGCTCGGACGCATAGTAGATATAGTGGTGAACAGACGCAATATGCTCGAATATTAACTCAAGAGTCGATAACTCTGTAAGCTCACATGCCTTAACTCGTGGCACGAGTTCTGATAATTTATTTGCCATCTGTTGCCTCAATAATCTGTCTTTCTAAATCACGCAACTGGTCATCTGTTAAATTACTTTCAACTAGTCTGAAGATAACTCTGCGTAGAACGACAGGGAGTGTCGCTGCACGGTATAGCTTAGCTTCTGCATAATATGCCAGCATTAATTCATCTGTTGGCTCATTGTACTCTTTAAACATTTCAATAAGCGGGTTTAAACGGTCACGACTTACACCTTTCTTACCTTTCTCAATCATGCTGAGATATGCAGGTGAAATTTCCATTCTTGCAGCAGTATCTCTCATGGTTAGTCGGTGCTTCGCTCTAAAGATTCGGATAATATCCGCAACATTGTTGTTTGTCATAGGTATTGTCTCCATAACATGTTTTGTTGATGTTAAATAAGATATACTCATCGAAAGTATTGAATGAGTTGTTTTATCTTTTTTACTATGCTATAGTCGCACCGTACAGATTTGGGAACTGTGCGACATTTTTGTTCATTTTGGTAGAAGTCATAAAGCCTTGCGTAACAGCAGGGCTTTATTTTTATATAACACAAACACTGTCAATGTCTGCGTTGCCCTTAATTTGTGCAATATTTGTCAGCTCACATGCAATCTTAACTGCTTCTCTCGCTGTTGCACCTGCCATCATAGCTGCACGTGCTGCAATCACCGCATCTTCACTGCCCACCGCATATTCATCCGATGTTACTGGTAATGCGTATGGTGCGTTAGACAGGTTAAATACCGCTGGAATGTTAATATGCTCATTCACAATGATGAGAATACCTGAGAAGGTTTCAGCATTGTATAATCGGTTTACCCACATTTCCTGCTCGACATCTTTAAGCTTAAATTGGTGCGGGGTGTAGTCATCAAAGCGTGACCCAGCAAAAAACTTAATAAGGTCGCATACAATAGCAGCTGTAGTAGTATCGCCTGAGACAGCAATATAATATGTCATTCCGCCATCAACATGCTTGCAGAACTTCTGTCTTTCACCAGTCACAATGCCATACATATATTCAGCACGGTCAGATGCGAGAATGTTATTTTTGAAAACAATAATTGTCATGGTCGTTGTCCCATAATGTTGTAATAAGTGTGGTAAGCACTTGCTGTCTTGCCAATGCCTACTAATATTTTTGCAGTTTTAGCGCCCGGTGTAGACCATTCATCTTGCACCGACCACGCTAAATCTCCGACATGTAATCCCTTACCTTCTACGGTAGAGTATACGATGTCTCTAATTGTCAAATAGTCTATAGAGGCGGGTAATAGAGCTGAGAATGTATATACATCCCCAGCCATATTATCTAACTCCTCATCCATTCTAGCTGACATTTGTGCTAGGGTTTCCTTCATCATAGTTGTATGTGTCCGAGTTTAGATATGCCTTAGCCAGTGGCGATGTTAAATCAACATACCACGTGCGGACAGGCGGGTTATTTTGCATAAAGTCTGAGTTAGCCCACATGCGTTTACTCACACCACGAACTGCACCGATTTCTTCCAGTGCCATTTCTAAGCGTTCAACACCGAACTGGCGTGTTCTTGCGAACTCACGTAGTGCATTGTTGTCAATGTACATCTTAGCATCTTCCAATTCAACACGAATAAATGCTTTTCGCATTGGTTGTCGTATTGGCATTGGTGATGTCTTAGCGTTCTTAACAACGATGGTTGAGTCAATGTAAGTACCGAGCATCTCACTGAGTAAGTCATATTCACTGACCACTTTAGATTCTGCTCGTTTTTTCAAGCTCACTAACATCTTACATGCGGTTGTAAACACTTCTTGCGGGTTAAATGGGAACACACCTGCATCATGTGCAATCTTCGCACCGACACACGCTGCCGTCATAATATCCCCCCAAAGACGATGTCTACCATGTAGCTTGCAACGCTCTGTTATAGTGCGTGAAACTACGCCCCATAACTCCTGTATTTCTTCTGTATGGTGCAGTACATGTTCAATGAACACTGGACCTGCAACACCGAAGTGTTTTTGCACTTCACGTACAGCATCGTCACCATAGTTCTTATCCTTAGACTGTTCCAATGCTCTTACAGGAATTTCCACAATACGCATGAGGTATGCTTCATTCTCTGCACGTGCTTCTGTAATTCTGTTCCATAGACTTACGTTTGAACTTGAGAATACATGAGATTTCCAACCTGGCAATGACTGTCTGATGTCATTCATCTGATGGCTACCACGTGCCTTAGCTCGTCCACTTGTACAGGTATGTACAAACGCCATAAGGCTGTCGGTGTCCATCTGACCTGTTTCATCTAATGTCAGTGGTAAACTGTTTACGTAACTGATGATTTCAAAGAACGCTGTCACAGTTGTACCGTGTTGTGCCTGTAGCACAAATGGGTCAGGTGATTGCCCGAAAATACCCGCAATAACCTTTGTTAATGTGGTCTTACCAAACCCTGAATCTTCAGAGTAGATATTTACCACACCGCCCACTTCTGAGCCGAATCGTGCACGAATAGGTGCACCGAAACCCATTGCAAGGATAAGTCTATATAACTCAGCATCATCTGCTCCATAGAGCTTATTGATTGCATTGTTCCAGTTATCCACTTGGAGTCGTGCATCTCGTCTGATTTCACAACTTTCAGCAAAGTTTCTCGCGATGTTGGTGTCAGGGATTGGCGACATCTTGCGACCCGCTTTTGTAAACTCCCATTTACCTAATACAAACCCATCGTTTGTCGTCCAACCTAATTGTCTAGGCGGATTTGTCATTGCACGAGTTCTCTGTAGCTGTGCACCTTGAGCACGTAAGTAGCGATAGAGGTCTGCTGTGTTAGTCTCAGGCGGTAATAAAATATTGTGAGCTGCAAGTTTAATCGGGAGTGTATTCATCGGACCGAAAATATCATCACTGCTCAGTTCAATCTCATTCACGCCATCATGCGGTGTGTGCTGTCTTGCCCAAAATCTAGGCTTGTTATCAGCACCCATGCCAATACGGTCATAGATGTACAAGTCGAAGTCGTATACTTGCTTATTTACTGTTTCATCGTCACCGGGTTCTTGCATCCATACACCGCCTGTTGGGGGTCTATAGAATGGGAATGGGTATTCAGGGATAACAAACTTCTCAGTATATTCTTCATCGTCCGATGTATTATTTCCAGCCATCGGAGCTTCTACCACCACAGGTAAGCGTTCTTCAACGCCTAACATAATCGGAGATTGCGTTTGTCGCTGTGAGATGCCATTAAAGTGTGGACATCCTTTGCAACCGTCAGGGTTGTTCTGTGAGAACCAAAGACAGGTGCGTGGTGCTGACCACTGCTCCATCTTTTTAATTGTCACTCTAGGGTCGAACTCAGGGTGATTTTCCGAAATCTTAATCGCCCATTCTTCGCCATCGATACAGAACTTAGCAATGCTCAGTGCAGCTGCCCACATCGGTTCAGGGGTTGTATCTTGATGTTGGTACATGTCGTACAACTGCTTGCAACCGGTATTTGTCAGCTCACTACGTTGAATAATATTGGCAAATTTCTTCGGTGTAGTCAGCTCTTGTTCTGTTAATGTGCTCTCTGCGTTTTCTAAAAACTCAGGTTTTGCACCGAGACCTGCTAACATATCTTGTTGTTCAACAAAAATCGGGTCTTGGATATATGGACGGAGTCTGTCTAATGCTGCATTAAACTGGTCTACCGTCACAGGTGCATTACTTGCAATAATCTCTACTGTCGCACCGCTATGGTGTAGCGTAGATGGTACACGTAGCACAGATGATGCATCTGCAGTTCGTGCGGGGTCTGCTTCAAAGCTCCAACGAGCACATACTGCTTTAAGGGTTAGAGCCATTCTTCGCCACTCATCGAGCGGAATGTCTCGTTCAAACTGCCAGTAAATATGATAACCAGCTCCACTGCTTACAACATAGGTTGGCATTGGTAGCTGAGTGGATTCAAGAAAACTTATAAATGCTCTCTGCCCGTCTTCACGAGTGCGGTAGCATCCTTTTCCAGCGTGTTTTTGCCATTTTTCTTCGCCACAATCTATATCGAACCACAAGGCTTTTAAGTGAGTACAATATGCTGACTTACGTGCGTATCTATTAGGTTCAAAAGGTTTAAAGCTACCTAGTGCAAAATAGACACCTTTACATTCATCAGTGACATAATCAATCGCTGCCTGTGTTTCTAGCTCGTTACTGAAATCAACCCATCGTTCTACCCATCTTGGACGACCATCTTTTCGTACTTCAGTCTTGTGCGGACCTGTAATAAGGTTACGCCCAATTTGACTGGTTAGGTCACGTAAAAACGACATTTTGTATTTCCTTTTGGTTAAGTTGGATTGAGATTATGGATTTTATTCAGCGTTTTGTAAATCGCTAATTTTGTTTTTCATTCCTAAAATCTCTACCAATACTCTGAGAATTTCGGTAGTAAGTGCATTGTCTTTGCATGGTAATAAACCACGCTCAATGCCGAGTGGGATAATTGTGTTTAAGCAGTTGTGCAACAGGGCATGTTCTGCATCATCAAGTGGAAGTTCACCCGATAAATCCTGTTTAACAGCGTCGGTGTCAAGCAGTAATAACTCAGCAATGCACTCATAAGGTAATCGTGCATCTGCCACGAGATTAATCGTGTTGTGCTCTCTACTATTTGCACCATATGCTTTAATTGCTGAACGAACTGTTGCTGTTGGTATTTTCTTGTAAGCCATATTTACTCCAATAAGCGGGGTTTCCCCCGCGTTTAGTTAGTGATGTCCGCCAAAGAGTGCAGCTGCTGTAGCACGGATATTTGAGTCGCGTGTTACAGACGCCTCGTCTACTGCAGGTGATGGAGGCGGTTGCGTTGCCATCGGCTGTGGCATATAACCGTTCACTTCTGCAAGGGTTGGTTCAGGCTCAGGCGGGCGCGGTGTCCATGCTTTCTGAGCTTCATACGCCTGTTGTAATTCTTCGCTAGAAGGTGTTTTACCTACTGGCGGTGGGGGCGGAGGCGGGGGAGTTACCGCTGGCTGTGCCTGTGTCACTGGAGCTGTCGGAGCAGGTT